AGCATCTACACCATGAATGCAGATACCATCCTCGCTACTTGTATCATAGACGTTGATGGAATCATCGCAGATGTGCCAGAATACTGATGCGTCCTTGATACGATAGGTGATCAGTGTGTCAGGTGGTTGAATCATTCGTAATCGTCTCCAATAAGTTCAAGTAATTCGTAGTAATCAGAGGTCCACATATCAATTGATAGTGAACCTGCTCCAGCACAGCAAAACAAGTCCTCATGAAAGGGGACTGCAATCTTAATCTTTGTGTCGTTGTAATACATTAGGCACCCATCCAATACCAATCTTCAGGGAATGCATTGCCATAGTTGATGTCACCATGGTACTCATCATCACGGGATGATCCAGTTGCAGCAATCACTGCGTCCATGCATTGACGTGCAATCACGTCCATGTCAATGGCATTGTCAGTGCGTGGGTTGTAGCGCATGTTGTCTCCTTGTGTGTATGTACAAGAGGGATGATACCCTCAGAAATGCAACCCTTGCGGGAATGCATAAGTGAGAGGATCAGTAGAAGTCAGGATGCTTAGCATCAACGAGGCACTCGTAGGCTTTGAGCTCAACGTATGCCCACACTAACTTACCTTTGAGTTGAGTGATGTCCTCTACCTCCTTGGCAAAGTACGAGAAGGATGACTCATCACCCCCGATGTTATCGTGTACCCAATCGCTCAGGTAATCTTGGATCTCATCGTCGTTGTCATCGAAGATGTCACGTAACTCCTTGGTGTAGATAAAACCACCAACACCAGCAGACATACCATAGTTGGCAATGTCTGCCAGCTCGTCCGTGTCAAACTCACGACCGAGGATTTCATAGGTGCGGTCAAGCACAGCCATGTTGTGTATGCAAGTGAACAGGTGATAGGTGTGAACCCATCAAGAAAGCGACCCCGAAGGGAACGCCTACTGGATGAAATCAGACCATGGGAACAGGCATGCACTTAGTGCGGCCTGCTTGGCAAACAAAGTTGAAGAACTTACCCAAGCTGCGAGCGTCATCCATCAAGAACTGAGCGATAGCACGACGGCTAACGTTGGTGTAGTGATAGACTGCTCCGTCCTTGAGTTGAGCGGTAGCGGTGCCGTTGAGCAGCGAGACACGCAGGACGTTGACGCAGGTAGAGCGGATGTTACCAGTGTGAACAAACAGGGACATAATGATTGAATGAATGAATGAATGGAATAGTTGCCTCCATGTTGAGGCAATGCCACGGTCCTGCAACGAACAGGCACAAGCACGGCGGGCCGTGTCGTGGCGGAGAGGTGCAAGTCATGTTAGCCAGCGGAGCATGTCTCGCAACACCGAAGGTGTCACCCGAATCGCTCGGCAAGTTCGCCGCTGTCTGACTCTCAAATTGTCGAGGTGCTAAAGCACTGTAGGGTCACGGTGCTTTGTTTGGTGAGGATGGTGGTCAGCTGGTCAGTTGGCACAGTGCCGAATCGGTGACCGCTGTATTCAGTTGTTTGTTGGTTGAGTTCGAGACTCTCCTCACCCTTATCAGGGAGAGTCGAGATACTCTAACATCAAAACAAACTAACTGGTCTGATGATAGCAGCAGGATCGGTGGACAGTCGGAACAACTGGCACAGTACAGCAGCAGATCGCAGTGATGGCAGTGGTTATCAGCAGTTCTTATCGATCAATCATCGATTCATTAGTATCATAGATACTAGCCGACAGATCGCATAACAAACACGCCACACCCCTGCGCGGTAGTTAGAACGGGCGAACGAGGCATGGCACCGGGTTCAACAGTTTTACTGTTGTGCCGATTTGAGGGGTGGCACGGGGGTTGCTGCCTCGCTGTCGCGTATATAATAGGCTTCAGAAATTTTTGTCAAATTTCGACTTGCTTGTTACATAACAAGACTTGCAAGTCACCTCAGTAATAGGATAAGCTACATTAACTTTGACATCCTCACCACACACTTTACACTGCATGATTTTGACATCAGGCATAGGGAAATCCATTAGAGTTTACCTCCGACAACTCCACTGTGTACAACTTTACCATCTTTAAGAGTTTCTCTAAGCAGTTCTTCTGTCCAGAATCGACACTCCCATTCGGTTCCGCTAAAGATTAGTTTATTACCATCTTGATCATATGATTGATAACAACCATGAATAGGTAAGATAGTATAATTCATACAATCATTTTAGTATTGTCATTAGGCTCTTCATGAGCTTCAGGACCGAAACCATGCTTTTCAACATACTTACGGTACTCGTCATTGTCTTTGTCAGATTCTGAGCCAAACTTATCGATCATAGAGTAACACCATTCCCGCATTTCGTTGACCCAAGGTGTAAACTTAGCTACACCAAATTCACGGCCTACTTCTTTCGGAGTAAACCGTATACATGCACTATTTTTGTAGAAGACTCGGAAGTGATTTGGTCCCGTTCGTACTCTCATGTACGTTACGTTGCAATCTGTCGTATTCTTCTCGAAGGCGTACTCCATCTTTTTCTAAACTGTAGGGTGGGTTAGTTTTAAAATCTTTGTAGTCTTGAACGTAAGGTGGAAACCATGTATGTACCTGTACGCATTGTTTCCAATTGGCAGGACTAAATATACATGATATCACTATTATCTCAATGAACTTAGATACGTGATACAGGCTAGTTAACATACAAGTTTATGTGTGTCTTTTTAGATATCCATCCAGCGGATATAAGTAAAGGGGAGAGGTTTATGTCTCCCCGATCACAAGAGGAGTCCACCCTTCTCCCCCTGTATACATGACGGATCAAACTAAACCCAGGTAGGCACTGAGGATTTACCACGTGCTTGTTTGGACTGTTCAGCTGTCATACCGAACACTATAGCGTTAGCTGATTGTTGGGGATCGTCTATAAATGCTTCTAGCATTTCGTTCCATTGTTCACGTTTACGTGCTTTGATTTCTTCTAGCGCAGAGAGGCCCAGAGCATCTGTAAAGTACTTTACGCCTTGTGCTAGACAGTCTATCCTATCGTCGTGCCTTACAGCGCCTTTTTCGCGGCACATACGGCTCATTTGGTAGAATAACATGTAGAGAAGACGCCGTTCAGGTGCCTCATCAGGGTTGGATTTGTAATCCCAGTCAATGACACTACGATCAACAACCAGCCGATGTTGATTAAGCACAGGTTCAAGGCTATCGATGATCCTATCTTCTTTTCTGACATTAGCTCGTGTCTCCGTAATGCCTATGTTCATTTGCATAGTTTGAATGTGCTTACGGAACAACTCAGCGACGATTCCGTCACCAAAGTTGCTTTCTATAAGCAGGCTTGACGCTTTATACTTCTTACAACCTCTTAGAATGTCCAAGAGCGTCTCGTCAGCGTATCCAGATCTGTAAGCTCGCATCTCATGCACATACAGAAAACCGTTTCGCTGGGAGATATAAGCTGCAGTCGTCTCATCCGCTCCTCTACCCGATGGATCAATTGAGCAGATTGTTTCTGCGTAAGGAAGCCATTCTCCAACCTGCTGCATTGGACTGTAGAAATAATCTCCAGGTAATCCGACAGTTGGCGCGTCTTTGATGACGTTTGCTGGGTCTGAGCACCAGACGATCGACTCAGGACACTTATCAGGGTTAACGGAAGTAACGATAAGGTCAGCCATCTTAAGTGGGAATTTGTCTGCATCACTAAGGCTCGTGTCTAACATAAATTGTAGCATGAAGTTAGATCTGCCCATGGCAGCTTCACGCTCAATTAGGTCTTCATCTTCAAATCTATCATCTGTTACGTGCCAGGGTTCCACTCCGGCTTCAATGTCTTCTTGGAGTTGGGGTGCAAGTAATCCTTCATAATTACTGGTTTTACGGGGATAACGTGCTGGCCACACGAAAGGGCGATAATTCCGCTCTGCGAGCTTCCTGTAGACGGTAAAGACGGTCTGAGGAGTACCAAGGAACATAATTCGGCTATCATTTTTAGGCGTTAAGATAGATTCGGCTTCAGTACAAAGTTGTAATAGTTTCTCTCTCATCAACTCGGTCATTGAGTTACCAGGAACTTCAATGTCGTCGAGAATCATTAAATCGGCGCGACTTCCGGTGAGCTGTCCAGTGATGCCCACCGACTTTACGCTTGGCGCCTGGTGGGGTGAGCAGTTCACATCGAAGCTTATCCTTGACCATCTTGCATCGTCGGACTTCGGGCGTAAATGAGAAAGCCATGGTGTTTCAATAATTAGTTTTTGTAGGAAAATAGACATATTATCTGCTCTCTCTTTAGAGGCAGAAATAATCATTATCTTTTTTTCAACGTCATTGAAAAGCGTCCACAGAACAAAGGCTCCAGTAATCCAGCTCTTTCCCACACCACGGAAAGCTTGTATTTGAAGACGCTTAGGTCCATGTTGAAGATAGTCTGCGATTGCATATTGTGCGCGTGTAGGAGAGGGTAGATCAAGCTGAGTCCACAGTGCTTGTAGAAACAGCTTGAAGTCTTGTTGTAGCTGTACGGCCACGGAGACCCCCTTAGACGGCGCTTTACGGCGTCTTGCGGGCATGTTTGGTACGTTTGTATAGGTGGATTATTTAAGAGGCCTTCTTGGACCGTTTAGATTTAGTTTTAGATTTACGATTACGTTTAATCTTTAGCTCTGCTTGACGCATAGAGAACAGTTTTTCATTAGCTGCTTGGTATTGACCAACAAACTCTTGAATGTACTTGTAGCGATCTTTTAAGCTAAGATTGTCAATTTTTAAGCGACGTGAACCGTATGTTTTGTCAAACCAAGAGTGAAATTTCTTGTGCATTGTTTTAGAAATCTCAGCACGGTTTTTATTGGTATGACCGGCTTCAATGCCGCGTTTTTTAAGGAATTTAAATAAGGCTAGTTTTTGAGGTTTAGATAAACCTTTAAACAGACGTGCAGTGCGGTCTAATTCAGCAATATGGTGAGCATCTGCTTTGTTGTCTGACCTATCTATGTAAAAATCCCGATCTTCTTGTGGGATCTCATTCATAGCGGCAGAACGTTTAGCGTCAATCTCACTATTCTGTTGATTCTTGTTTTCCTGGTTTCGCCAGCTGTAAGGTGTTGTCCCATCATCTTTTTTACCTTTTTTATCGGTACGATATGGGGTACCTTCGTCGTCGTAAAACAATTCAGTAGGTCTTTCACCTTTATGTCTTGCTTCAGCGTTACGACGGAAGTATTCAGCTGCCTTAGCTCGGCTTTCATCCGTGTTTAACACAGGACCACGCCTAGATCTAGTAGGCATTTCAAAGGATTGCAGTGCTTTGACGTTATCTGCGTCTTTAATAGCGCCAAGAATACCTTCATCAACTATATCTGCGCCGCCAAGAACTGCGTCTGCAAATTTAGCTACTGCTTTCATGGTTAGATTTTACCTGCAGCTTTCAGTTTTTTATATCGTGCTTGAGAAACAAATCCATAATTTTTGCCAGCATAAACTTTACCAGCCATTTGTTCCTGAATGGAAGTGAAAAGTCCTTTTAACGAATTTTTAATGTTGCCAAGTTCTTGAGTGCTAAGAGGTTTAGATTCGTTGATAGAAACAGGAGTTGTGTTAGGTTGAGTACCAGCACCAGGGGATCGATACGATTTGTCTTTTTCGGTGTTTGGGTTTTCGGGAGTATTCCCACGTAGATCAGCAAATTGCCTGGTTGTTTGTTCGCCAGCTTCTTCCCGAGTTTCTGCCGGAGGCGGGACATTTTGGTTCTGCGTTTCAGGAGTCTGCAATTCCTCCTTAGTAACAGGATTTGTTTGTGGTTTAATGTTGTTACCGCTGCTAGCAAGTTTGGCTTTGGCTTTGGCTAAAGCGGATGCGTAAACGCTGCCGTCCTTGTACGGTCCCATACCAACCATTGGATTGGCAGGTTCTTTGGTACCAACTTTTAAATCTTCTTTTTTAGGTTCTGGTTTAGTTGCGCGGGCGCGACGGCGTTGAGCCAGTCGTTCCATATTCCGCTTGAGCATTTCGTCGCGGCCAGTACCGCGCCTTTTAAAAGCCATTAGCTAATATGTGATTGGATTACTTTTTCTCGGAGTCTGTTAACTCCAAACTCTGTTCTCATCCAACCCTGCCATTCTTCACTACCTTTTCTTTGATTACAACAGGTGCAAGCTGGCACGATGTTGCTTGTAATCGTCTCACCGCCAAGACTGCGAGGACGAACGTGATCAAGAGTAAGTTCATGTAAATCATAAGTTTTTCCACAATAAACACATGTACAGTCGAAGGTTTCCTTTACAGCTTTACGCCACAGACGGGTAGCTTCGGAACTTGTCATGGTAATTAAATTATGTAGGTAGTGATTAGGAGTAGGCAGGAGAGGAGTCATGCAATCTTAAGGTCTGAGTTGCGCTTTTTAGCATACTTTTTACCAGTACGAGGTCGAGCACGGTTTTTACTTGCTGATTCAAGATGACCAGTTTTTTTGCTGGTGTGTGAAAAATCTTTTCCATCACCATTACCGTAAGTACCTGCTGTTCGGTTACCTTTGTTTGCTGCTACTCGGCGTTTTGTTGCCTCAGGATTGTTAGCGTCGTACTGCTTTTGTTGAGCTAAACGACGTTTATTTGCATCGGGGTGGGTGTCGTAATAGGTCTGAGTAAGACCTTTGTTCTTACCGCTTGCCATAAAGTCTACTTTGTACTAATTCAGGATCAATGTCAGGAATAACTGCTGCTAATTTATCAAGCGGATTACCTTCAAAGGCAATACCACTGATGTCGTTAGCTTTTAGCCAATCACACGCTGCTTTTAAGTCTTGTGTAGATGCTTCACCCGCTTTGATGCGGTTAAGAAACTCTTTAGTTACAAGATTATGTAGTTCGTTAAACTGATCCTCTGTTGCTTTTTTATGCGCCATTGCGTAAAACTATTTGATCTAATTTTGTTTCAATGCGTATCATATGGTCCTCCATACGTTTTGTCATAACAGACAAATCAGCTTTAGACACATAATCTTGAGCAACGCCAAGTTCAATTGCATCTATCCGCCGGTCTAGGCCGCTGATACGATCATGTACATTATTCACTCTTTGATGAAGTCGATTGTTCAGAGCTGCTCCCGCCGCTATTCCGGCTATCGCTACGCTCACTAGAGCTTCCAGCATTATTAATAGATACAATTGGTACTATGTCGCTACATAGATGTTCAACACGTGAGCCAGGTCGAAACGTAAAACCTTTTCGTTGTAGGTCTGCACATTTCTCGGCTCTGATGAGTTCATAGTTAAGTCTCATCTTTTGTTCATGACGTTTAGCAATAGCTTTGCATTGCTCTATCATGCCACTATCCAGTGGAATCATAAAATTTACCTGTGCTCCCCAGTTAGCATTTTTTACGTAACCTTCTGGGTCAACTGGCCTGGTTTCGTTTCCCATCATAAATGGGGATAGTGTCATTGTCGGACCATTACAGGAATTGCTCCCTGCGAAGTATTGACGTGACGGCGCTCCATTGTTCTGGAATTGCAC